ACTTCTGCGAAAGGGCAGAGTTTTTACGCATAGCTAGGCTATCCACTTTTCCTTCACTATTAAGTAGAAGGCTATTTAACATTTGTTCTGTTTTCATAGTTTTTCTCCTCTACTTTAGATTATAAAATCTCAATTTTAATACGTGCTTTAGAACCGCCACCACTATTGTCTACTGCTTCAAGAGCTGTTGCAATAATTCGGGAACCTTCAATAGCGGAATCAACCGCAGCATTAACAGCAGTGTTAACAGCCGCATCTGTGTATGTATTAGCCGTGCTAAGAGCAAGAGCCGTTGCCGCTACTTTATCGCCTTTGATAACACAACCTGTTCCATCAAAAACAAGGTGGTCACCAATAACAATAGCTGCCGCTGAAGCTGGTACAAAAGCATAAACTTCATCACCAGGTTTCAAATAAGCAGCGCGCACATTATCTCCACTTGCATAATCGTCTGAAATACTATCGCCTTCTAAATCGTTCTCAAGTGCAATTAGTTTTGGTCCAGCAACTTCACTGGTTGCTTGCCGTTGTAAATCTCCATCTGTAGCTCTCTCAAGAAAGTCACCAGGTGTAACAGTTCCATTTGCTGGGGCTTCTTTAAAGTGAACTTGTCCAACAGAGTTAATTAATATCGTGCTAGGTGTACTTGCAGGCATTATTTATTCTCCTTTTTATCAAAAATAGATGGAACCTTGTATTCACTGTTAACCTCTGGTTGAGTCAATGACGTTCCACGTCCATTAAAACTTGGCTTTTTACAGCTATCCGCTAACTTTTGAAGCTGGTTAAAAGGCATAGCTTTAACCTCTTCTTTAGTAAACGAACTATTTGAAACGATACCGTTGATTAAAGCCTCTTTTTTAACGGAATGCTCTTTTACAGCATTACCTAAGAACTCTTTAACCTCAGAATCTTCCACACCTTCAAGAAGGCTATTAACCTTTTGTTCAGTGCTTGGCTCTTCGCTTTCAGATTCGCCGCCTTTTTCACCTTCGGGTGTTTCTGTTTCAGCTTCTTCACTCTCAGGTGTTTCAGTTTTAACAGATTCGTCACCTTCGGCTGGGGCTTTTTCTTCATTTACTGCCATCTTAGACAAAACATCTTCACTTAAACTTTCTAATGAGGATTTGTCCTCTTGCGTAAAATTGTTTGTCGAGTTGGCAATAATATTCTGGATTAATTTTTCTTTATCCATACTATTGATACCTCCATCTTGGTTTAGCTCGTTATCCTTTATAACAGGACTGTACGTGGTTTTTCGGACTACCTCTTGGGTGTCATCTCCCAGTATCGCCTTGCCTTCAGTAATAACATAGCTTCGTTTGTAAAGAGTGGAACTTCTTTCCACTTCATATATGACCATATCCTCATATAGGTCAAGAATAAACACCCAATCATTAGGGTAAATATTTTTCAAAGAGTCGTGTACCAGCTCTCTAATTTCAGCAAAACTCTCTTTATTGGCACTCAAACCTAGCTTTTCACCAACTAATCGAAGAGCTTTATTTATTTTTTCTCGTGTTGTTTTGGCCTCATTACAAGTACCGTTACATCCTGTGCAATTATTTCGCATTGTTCCACATCCATCATCTATGCTACAGGCTCCTACTTCATTTGGAAGCAAGGCTAAATGGTCAGGTCTAATGTGCCGTACGATAGCATTATATGGTACACCTTCATACTTACCCGATACCATTTCTAAATTAGAAAATAACCCAGTGGACACTTCCATAATCTCACCATTTTCAAACTGTTCAATCAGATATTCGGCATTTAATTTCTTGGCCTTCTCTGTATTCAGCCAAATTTCACCTTTCAGTTTATTATCATTGGTGAACTCAACGTTAAAAAAGAAACCCACGCTAGTAAGCTCTTGAATACGAGGAGAACGCGCTGAAATAGGAACACCGTTTTGTTGTGGATGTGAAATAGGTACCGGAACACCATTCCAAGTCTCTACCCAATCTCTAAACTCTTCCGCTGGATAAAAAAGGTTATTCATAACCATTTGACGTGCGGCCACAACTGGCACTACAAGGTGTTCAACATCATAAAAGTTTTCACGCCGTATTTTTACGTTTGTGTCTACATTGGCTTTTAAATACTGTGCTTGGTACTTTTCTTTCATATTATTATCTTACCACCTCAGCATCATCAGGCACAACACTTAAAGGTACAGCCACAACCGCACAGCGACAATTTGGCTCCCCTATAAGCTCGGCCACCCTTTCAAAACTGTAATATTTGTTATTGCGTGACACGTGTTCGGGTCGCACCTTGATGTCTCCGCTGGTTATCCAACGGTATACCACATCTTCACCTAAAAGATCTGATAATATTTTACCTTCGTTAACTTTTGCCAAATTGTGCGTGTTAATTATCTCGGTACGGGCTAGTAAGCGTGCGCGTGTAATTCCTATTGCATCCACTCTATCATTTATGGTTTTAGCCACTTGCCTGGGGTTTTCCCCCTTTAGTAAGGCTTCAGATAGGTGATAATTGATCTGTTGACTCATTGCTTCAGTAATACCTTTTAACTGTGCAAAATCACGAGTGAAGATAAGCTGTAACTTTTCAATATGAAAAGGGGCTGAAAGTATATCTAAACGTGCTTGTATTTCATTTCTACCATACACGCTGGCCAATTCATTATTACCTTTTTTTGCACCCCGCTCGTAAGATTCTTTGAAATATCCCAATAGCCAATTTAATTGTGGACTTGATATGTCAGTTCCCCCGCTTAGAATAATCTCAGATATTGCTTGCTCTAACCAAATATCAAAACGTTCTAATTTCTGAGGTGTTCGTAAAAAAACAAAATCCGACTTCTGTAATGGGTTAGCGTTTTCAACAAACACTTTGTTCTTTACAATAGACGTTGTGATGAGTTTTTTTAGCTCGCCAAACCGCTGGTTAAGTTCCCCCACCGCCCTATTACGTAACGTTGTTGTTCGGGTAGGGTCTTTAGCTAAAAGGTTTTTAGCTTTCTTCGTCTTGGCCATCGTTTATGTTGTCGATCTCTGGTTCCGGCTCGGGGTCAAAATCCTCAGCATTTGGTAGGTCATCTTCTCTATATTCTAGCCCCAAAACATCCTCAAAAAATTGTTTCGGCGGCATCACCATATCAGTACCTTGAGCATTCACATAGTTTGCCAAGGCTTGGGATGTTTTAAGCGCAACATCAGCTTTTTCTGTGTCTGAAACCGTACGAAGGTCTGGCCATTTTATTTCATAATCGCTGTCTTTAGGTTCAGGTAAAACACCATGCTCAATAAACCAGTCTAAAATAGGTCTTAATACTTGTATTTCGCAAAAATCAGTTTGTCGCTCATTAACCCTGGCTAACCAGTTGTTTTCATCTTGGCTAGAAGCAAGTTGCCCTTGCTCGGAACCTGTAAGTATACGTTTAGGTATTCCAGTGGTTGCTGAAATAAGAGACACTATCATATCAAAATAGTTTTTAGGGTCTGCGATATCAAAATTAAGTGTGTTTACATCAATACCCTTTGTCCGTAAGTACCTGCTTAAATTGTGTGTAAACTCTTCCATTCGTGTTTCTAAAAGCTCTGTGTCAACCAGCTTTGTTTCAGGCTGTTGGTTCATATGTAACCCACCACGTGCGTTTAAAAAGAATGTTTCAGCCCCACCGCCAACAATTTTTTCAAGGTCAATCAATCGATTAACCACAGGTTCAAGTCTAGGTGTTCCAAACACATCGTTTTCTAAAATACCGTCGGCAACGTGAATAATACGTGTGTGATGTACCTCAACAATTTGACGTTGCATCATTGAAGATGGTGAAGCCGCACTGCTTCCACCATAGCCCCCAGAGGATAGTTTATAAGATACTGGTAATCCGTATCTTTCACTTTGTGGGTCTGTATCATACGCACTTATTGTTACGTTCTTCTCAGAATATGGGGTCATAAATAAAATGTCTTCCATTTTTATTTTAGCTTCCAAAGGTTCTTTTGTATTTCTACCGTCACGAACACCAATAAACAAAACACCATAATGCCCCAGCCCGGCTGTAATGTCTAACCTTCGTAAATAGTGGTAGAGTTTTATTTTTCGATTAGTTACCAGGATTTTTACCTGTTTTTCAAACTCGCTTTCATCTTGGGTGTCCTGGTCGTCTGTAATAGTAGGACGAACAGCCCAGCAGGCTTTTGGAAATGCATCCACAACACGCTTAGCAATATCTTGCCTTAAAAAACGGTTTACATAGTCCGCTACATTTGGTTCCAAGTCATACCCAAACACATTATAAAGGTTTCGCTTATTATTGTGCGTTTTAGTGATAAGGCCCTGCAAAGTAAGGCGACTTGTTAAATCGCTATTTGGCACAAACATATTGGCTTCTTTCCGTTCGTTAACGGATTGAGCTAATTTAACCTGTTGTTTTAATATCTTGTTTTCATTGTGAAGGTCTCGCGACATTAAATTACCCCTTGTAGTTCGTCACTGTATATATCCTCGGCTGTTATTTCCATATATCAAGTATACCCTTTTTTCAACCATTAAGCCATTACCAAGCACCAGCTTCATTTTTAACCCCCATAAGCCCCATTTGAACCCCATCCATAAACATATCCACCTGGTCATCATATTTGTGCGTCATAAGTGGGGTAAACTTCCGTACCTCATCTTTAAAATCGGACACCCAATCGCCAGAATCAGGAATGTAAACACGCCCCGATGCCATATATGGCACCGTATCCATTGCCCGTGTTACTTTATCAGTGTTTCGTTGAACGGGGAATATTGGCATC